CTGTGTCCAATCGCTGTTGGACAGCAACCCGTTGCGTTCGCCTCGCACCCCGCTGAAATCCAGATCGGCTGCGGCCACACGGGCCTCAACCTCAGCGATCTCCTCAGCAGTCAGTTCGATGACTACGTTATCTACTATCTTTGTTAATGCCATAACTGTCCTTACGCTCCGTTGATCCCATACAGGGTCATGGTTGAATACTGGGCCAGATCGCCAGCGGTTGGCTGAAGCAAGATCGTGTCAATGGCTGAAGTATCCAACCACTCTGCACCGATCATGTATGTTCGGTTAGTGTTTAACGTGGCCGAAATGATCTTGCCAGCAATCATCACGAAAGGCTTGAAAAACGAAGTGCTGGAGTAACCCGGCATCCAACAATCAAACTGCGTGAACGTGTCAGCGGTCGCAGAGGTGCCCGCTGATGGGATAACAACATACGAGGCACTCCCCGTTAGACTCGTAACGGGAGTTCCCGTTGAACTATCCAACCTTTGGGTCGGATAGTTGGCACCACTATCACCGTTGACCCTGATAAGGCAATCCTGAGTCGTGTCTCCCGACTCGCCGCGCAACTTTCCAAAGAGTCTGAGTGTTTCGTAAGAAGCCGAAATGGACGAGAACGTCACCGACACCTGTCCGCCCGCACCGACTTCCACATGCTCAATCAGTTCAAAGGCTGCCATCAGACACTACTCCTCAGCCCGTAAATGGTAAACACGGACCCAGAGTTGAAGTTGGTGCCACCACCAGGCGTCAACACAACCGAAGTGATCGCCGCCGTATTATCCCACTCGCCCGTCCCGTTGGAAGTGAACCCCTTGTTGGATGCACCCGACTTTCCACCCATTGAAGTCGATGTCTTGTTGACGTTGGCCCCACTGTAATCGACAATCAAAACGCTCCCGCCTCCGAAGTTGGCGGCGTTCTCAGGGTCACACGCTGCGATATGAACCTTCATCCCATTGGCGTTGCCCGTTTCCCGTGTAGTCCCCTCAGTCGTGTCATACCCGTACATCGTCTGGGTCGCATAGTTGCTGCCCGTGTCACCGTTGAACTGAATGCCCACATAGTCGTAACCTGGCGTGGTGTTGAGATCGGTTCGTACCGTCATGAGAATCTCTAAATGCTCGTAGGAGCCGAGCGACGAGAACGTCACCGACGTTTGGTCTGAACCTAGAGTCTGGCTTTCGATAAGTTCGTAAGCCATCAGGTGGCCCTCAGTCCGTACAGGTCGAAACGTGAACCAGTGAGAATGTTGCCGCCGCCTGCATCCAGAATGACGATAGAAGTAACCGCATCCGTGTTCTCCCATAGCGTCGTCACTTGCATCACGTCGCCTCTGGAAGCGTCAGCGACGCCGCTCATCCCAGTAACCACTTTCCATTTCGCAGAGTTGATGTCACTCAGGTAAGCCCGCGCTCCACCAAACGTGTTCGCCGTCCACCCAGCACGGGCGGTTGCCCCCAACCGTGCCCCGTCGTTACTTTCCCATGACGCAGTCGCCGTCGAAATGTTCCCGTACAGATACTGGAGCCGATAAGTCGATGATGCCGCATTCAATCGAACGGTCAGTCCACCCGCCGAAGTACCAGCGACCGCTGAACGGGCATAAGAAACGATCATCAGGTCTTGGTATTCCGTCCACGGGGAAGCCGAAGATCCAGCCGAAGTGAATGTTACCGACGACGCATCCGATCCGAATACCGATGACTCAAGCGCCTCTAAAGAGTCTGGTTGACCAAACAGGCCGCCGTTCAGCCAAGTAGACACAGCCGTCGAAGGCCACGCCTTCGGCGTGTCATGCCGCCCCCGCCAGTTGGAAACAGCGGTAGACGGGTTGGTGCGGTCCTGGCGGAACATCTATCAGGCAGTAATACGGTTTACGAAACCGTTGACGTTGATGACGTTCGCCGTCGCAGCGTGCGCCTTCACAATCAGGCTGTTGTCCAGCAGGAACCCCGGCACAATCAGGGTCATTCCTGAATCGGCTGCCAGTTCCAGTTCGATGTAGTCGTCCTGATCGGTCGTGCCACCAAACTGGACGGTCAACACGACCGCTGAAGCGGAAGTGTTGCAGGCGTAAACCCAAATCTCGTCCCTGTTGGAAGTACCCGAACCGACGGTATGGATCGTTACAGGCGATCCTGCCGTAGTTGAAGTGATGGAAATGTTCTTGCCGTTTGTGCTGCCCGACAGGAACTCTTTTGAATACGTTGCCATGATTTTTCCTTAGTTGAAAACAGTGTTGCAGAGAATGTCGCTTGCATTGCCGTCACCCTGCAGGGAGACAGTTCCTGTAGCATCAGGCAACGTAATTGTTTTGTCAGAACCCGTAGGATTCGTAACATGCAGTAATGTTTCGTACGCGTCGGCGCTTGACCCCTCAAACGTGATGACAGGGTTAGACCCATCGATTTTGATGCCAGCCGCAAACGTCGCCAGTTCGGAAACAGACAATGTACCTTGTACAGTCGTCAACGAACCCGACGCAGACAAATACGGTGTCCCAGTAGCCCACGACTCAACAGCGTTAAAGTTGGCGTTCATCTGCGACGAAACAATCGTCGTTCCTGCACTAAACGAATTCGGAACACTCAAAGCAGCCATTAACGGATTCTCCTTGTCCTGTACATGGCGACAGCGGAAGTTAGGCCCCACGTTCCCCGATTGCCGTCGGCAGGAGAAACACTGAACCTTAAACTAATAGCCTTGGCTGTCCCAGCCGTCGGCCAACGAAAGAACTTGTAGATGTTCGTGGTCCCCCCCGCTGCCCATTCGGCATTATCCCACTGGGCCGTATCCCACACGGCTGAACCAGTCACTCCAGTAATAGATTGCGTCTGAGTCACAGATTCCGTACTCAAATCGTAATCCTTGTAGATGCCCATTCGGACAGTCAACGTGTTGTCCGCCAACATCACAGTGCGCGTCTTGCCCCAACGCTTAGTAAACGTGGGTCGATTGCCGATAAACCAGCCCGTCTGGTAAAACGATTGAATTTCCGTACCCGTCGACCCGTCGTAATCGTCAACGTCTTCCGTAGCATCAACCTTACTAACACGGGTAAAAGCCGCCGTGCCGCTCACAACCGAAGTCACCGCCAGCCCCAGATGGGTAGCGCCAGTCGGACGATAGGCCAACAAGGAGCGGGCATTGATGTCGTAGCGCGTCCACGCCCCCAATTGCCCCAGAGAAGGATCCCACATAAACGTATTGCGCCTGTTGGTTTGATCTGATCCCGCCAGATTGTCGCCCGACTGGTAGTCCACAGACAGCCACAGTTTTTCGTCAAACCACATCAAAGACGGGGCTGTACTCAACGTTAGCGTTGCCCCATCATCAATCGCTGGCTTGAGTCTCTCAAAGGCCCACGCCAAATCGTCATAGGCCAACAGGTATACGCCGTCTTCGGCGTACCAGAAAAAGATTCCAACCGTTGAAGCAACAGGGCTGGTTCCGTTGCGGCATCCTGCCGCACGGGTAATGTTCCGAACCTCAAACGAATCCCTGCTAAAACCATATATGGCGTACACGCTGTTCTGTTTAAACACCAGCAACCTGTCGGCGTCTGGGATAATGGCCGTTATGTAATCGCCGTCTTCCCCAATGTCGATGTCGATAAAGTCCGTGGCTGTCCAGTTTTCCGCATCGTTTACTTCGGAAAACCTGACACGGTTCTTGTATGCCGTTCCAGACTCGGTGGTGTAGGCGACCCACACAAACTGTCCCCAAGTGGCAAGATAGCGTGCTGCTGGAAAATGACCGTCTGAAGCGTCGATGTCTGGCGTTAGTGTTGTAGCGTTGTTTGACCCGGCCCACCTGACTGCCGACTTGGTGCCTTCGCTGTTCAATAGGCTGCCATTGGAAAGATAGGTGTATTCGTTGAACGTGACACTGCTAGGGGGCTGTGTTCCGGCAAATATGACTGTTCCTGCCGCTGAAGCGACGGCTGTACTTTGAAAGTTGCCTGATGCCCCGTTGTTCCAATATAGTTTAGAGTTGCCGCTGTGTTTGACAGAAGCCAACACCTGATTGACGGAAGCGTCAGAATGTTGGTAGACGGCGTAAATCTGGTCGGCTAAAGCAGTAGCATTCAAAGCGTCTATTGAGTTGCGACGCGACACGCCCCCGCGTGGGTCAACGTCTACATTCAATAACGCTGGCGATTCATTGGGTGCCAGATTGAACTGATCTGCCCTCAGGTTCAAACCACCCGTAAAGTCGGCGCGTTCGTCGTAACGGTAAGGCTCAGCGTACCCTGTGTTTCTGAAACCAGCGGCTGGTAAAGTAAAAGCCACCGCTACTCCCACGAATAGCGCAAACGGTCAGGCATGTAAACCTGTGACCGCCAACGCGAAGCGTTGCGAGAGTTGAGCAACAATGGCTGGGGAGCAGGCGAATCTTCAAACCGTGCCCGCAAGTTTTCCAGTTCGCCTTGGAACAAGGCAAAGTATTGGTTGCCCATTCCGGCGTCTTCCTGCTGCTGGTATGCCCGATAGGTGACGTACAAGGTGAGAACGTTGTCGAAAGGATCGGGCCAATCCGGGGTATTGGCGTCGGCTATGCCGGAACGATAGATGGCGGTATTCCCACCAAAATCTATGGCGTTGCGGTAGCCGCGAGCG